AATACCTATAAAAACGTCCAAAAACATATAAAAAACGATTAAAAAAGCATTTATAAATAGGTTTCTGTTTTTTATAGTAAGAGATACCCCGGAGTGTATGTGTAGTGTCTTCGGGGTTACTCACTGGCATATTAGAGTCCTTTTGAGTTATTAAATGTGCTCGGGACTTGTGGTCTTAGCGAACTTCCTAACGGGCGTCAAGTAGAAACCCCCGAACCCCCACAAAAATTCACAGAACCCGCCCAATTTTTCAACTGGCACTTTGTATCATTTGTACATTGTGTTTTTGGGAGAAATCGACTATCTTAAGAGAGTCAAAGGAACACCACTCCAAATGCGTAAGATCGAATCCCAGATGAACGCAGCAGTTCAGGCAAACAAGAACTGGTCATCAGGAAACACCACGGTTCACTTCAACGAGGAAACCGGCGAGAGTCTGATCCGCCTGCATGGTAACCTCATCGCCATCGTTGACGAGGACTCTATGAAGATCTTTGATGGCGGTTGGCAGTCTAACACCACCAAGAGCAGACTCAACGCCTTATGTGATGCTTTCTGTGTTGCTGGCGAAGGTATCTTTCAAAAGGACTTCGTTTGGTATGTGAGAAAGTTTGCAGGACAAATGGGCACTGAAAAAGTGTTTGTCAACGAAGCATTCGACAACGGTTACGTGTTCGCATGATTAAAACAAAAAAAGAGTGGGCGCGAGTCTACTCTAATTTCTACACAATTCTTTTTCTTCTCATCTTATTATGACCCCGATTCTTCACATCGAACACCCAGAGGATTCTATTCTTACCGGTGATCTTTCTTTCCTTGATGCTATACAAAACCAAGGCGTTCTAAGTGTAAAGATTGACGGATCACCAGCAATAGTTTGGGGCATCAATCCTGCCTCTGGTAAGTTCTTTGTGGGAACGAAATCTGTCTTCAACAAAGTGAAGATTAAGATCAACGAATCTCATCAGGATATTGATGCAAACCACAGTGGTGAGGTTGCTAATATCCTTCACAAGTGCTTCGACTATCTACCACAAACTGAAGGCATCTTTCAGGGAGACTTTATCGGTTTCGGTGGCACTGATGAATATACTCCGAACACAATCACCTATAAGTTCGATGACATCGTAGAAGAGGAAATCATCGTCGCTCCTCATACTTATTACACAGCAGAGAAAGACTTAAGGGACGCAATCGCACACCCTATGAAGTTCATCATCACAGACACATTCTATTGCAAGTTTGTGAAACCTCGTGCTTATGTTTGGTCGGGTTCTTATTGCTCACTCGACGAGCAGTTTGAGTTACCTCCGGCGATGACTGCGATCATGTCGTTGTTACCTACCGTGCAGTTCGTAAGTGATAAGGAAGCAGCGTTAATTCGTAAGAACGTTAACACTGCGTTGCGTACTAGTAATGCACTTCGTGTGGAGGACTTCAACGGTAATGTGAGTCTTATGCACCTGTACGGTTTGGTTCAGTATGTCAAGGAAGAATGCCTCGCTCAGTGTAGAGTACTGAACGGACCCGAAGCATACATCAACGGCGAAAGAATCAGTGCCGAGGGTTATGTCTACTCATACGCCGGTAAGGTATACAAATTCATCAATCGTAAGGTCTTCAGTGTTGCTAACTTCAACAACACTAAGTATCACAAACTCTCCGCAGTCTGATGGCAGTTTGTGTTGACAACTGTGGTGCCCCTATGTTATACTTAAGGGGCGCACCAGTTTGCATTAGTGGGGCAGTTTATTTTGGGTTGTGTTATATCTTATGCCGCCCCTTAGCTAAAATCGATGGGTCCCCCTAACCTACAACGAACCAAAAACGCGAGAGAGATATCAAACAAAAAAAAATTTCCCCAGGTAGAAACCCCCATGGAAACCCCCGAAGAGAAAAAAATTTCCCCCAGTAAAAATTCCACTGTACCCCTCACAGTAACACTCGGAGTATTATTTGCGGGAGTCGGCGGGTTGATACTAGCAGGATATCGGCACGGTCACATGAATATCGGAGCAGTCTTCAAAAACCTCGGTTAATATATACTCCAAGAGTGCGTAGATTTACTATGAATATTTCAATCGAGACCTATGAGAAAGAATTACTCATAGAGGCACTTGAATATAGATTAGAGAATGACGATGAATTGATAAGAGATTATGGAACTAAGGAAGAACTTACATATCTCTTAGAGAAGTTGGCAGAGGAGTACTAAATAAGATTAACAGCATTGACCTGAGTGATGTGCTGTGGTATAATAACAATGTTACTTAATTCATTTTCATGGCTAAAGGATTTACAGTAAAGACTGCTGCACCGACTCCGAAGAAGGCAGAAGAGTTCAATATCGAAGCAGCAAAAGAAATGATTCGTGGTAAGACAGTAGTATTCTGTCTACCTGGTAGGGGATGTTCATACACATTTTTGAAATCCTTCGTACAACTTTGTTTTGATCTGGTACAGAGTGGTGCTAGTATTCAGATCAGTCAAGATTACAGTTCTATGGTAAACTTCGCAAGATGCAAGTGTCTTGGTGCGAATGTTCTCAGAGGACCAAATCAGAAACCATGGGATGGTAAACTTCCCTATGATTACCAGTTGTGGATTGACTCTGATATTGTTTTCAATACAGAGCAGTTCTTCCGTCTTGTAGCAATGGACAAAGATATTGCTGCTGGTTGGTATATGACTGAGGATGGTCGCACGACTTCGGTTGCTCATTGGTTAGAGGAAGGTGATTTCCGTTCTAATGGTGGTGTGATGAACCATGAGACTGGTGAATCCATGTCGAAGCGTAAGAAACCGTTCACCGTTGATTACACCGGGTTTGGATGGGTTCTGATTAAGAATGGAGTCTTTGAGAGTCTTCCTTATCCTTGGTTTGCTCCGAAGATGCAGACGTTTGAATCAGGAGAGGTCCAAGATATGTGTGGAGAGGATGTGAGTTTCTGTCTTGATGCTATCGAGAAAGGTTACGAGATCTGGTGCGACCCTGTGATTCGTGTGGGTCATGAAAAAATGCGCGTGATCTGATGAGTGCTTATGTGCTCATGTTGTGCTATACTGGGTGGGGTTCATACCCGCCCGTTAAAAACCGTTTAAAAAAATCGCGAAAACTAAACCTATGGCAAAGATTAAAAAGAGTCTGAGTGGCAACGTGATGATCGAGTCTCGCCCCAAGAAGACTCGTCAAGGTTCTGGACAACATACCAAGTATGCTGCATCCAGTGGTAACCCCAAACCAAAGCGTTATCGTGGACAGGGTAGGGGTTGAATAGATATAAACAGTTGTAAAGTTTTGTATGTCCTGCTTGATTGCAAATCTTCCTTCGATGGAAGTCTGGGTACGTAAAGAGTATCTAACGGATCATCAGTCTGGTCATGGAGAATTCGTAAAGGGCGTCTGGGTATCGGTTAAATCGATTCCTGGGCGTGCTTTTTATTTTGAGACATACTTACCAGAGTATGCGGCAATGTACGATAAACTCCCTATCAGCGCCTTTGTAAGCGATCCTGAGACCCCTTCACCTGATATGAGTCTACCTAACCTACAATTCTGGAATTGCATGGACTACGGGGTTGTATCAGTGGATAAGAAGTTCATTGGTTCAATGGACTTTGAGTGCTATACGAGGGACCATGGTAACGTTAAAGGCACTTATGTGTGTACGATTGACAATTACCACCATGATCCAGACTATGTTGATTATGCGACCAGTGAAAATCCTGCTGAACACAAGTCTCATAACTTGATTGAGTTGGAAAATGGTCAATATGCGCTCTATCCAAACAATAGATTACGCATTTATGACAATAGTTTAACGCCAATGGAACCAAAGATGCCTGATTTTAAGGTATCAACTCAGTATTACCAGGTTGAAAATGGATTTGATCGACTCGGAATGGGTCGTGAAGATGAATATTTCTGGAAAACTGCCAAAGAGCGTGAAAATAAATACGAAGATGACGAAAATTCACAAAAAGAGGAGGAAAATGGGTAATTCACCAGTCGATAGAGACACCAACTACATGAAAGAAGTGTGGGGAACCACATGTTTGACCACAGATCATTGGTCACTACCCGCTGATGCGTCTTACAAAGAACCTGTAATTCTTCAAGAAGTGGTTTTTGATGAGTCAAAACCCATTAATCTCAATGAAAGAGATCAAGTTCTAGCAGATGCAGACCCCTTATCACCCGAAAACTTGGATGATGAGTATAAATCTATTCCAAATCGCTACTAAACCATTATAGATAGTATGTTGAAGTGTATCCAAACAGATGCCAGTTAAGCGTTCGCGTAGTTTTAGGGATATAAGTCTATCTTTTAAACGTCATCCCATAACAAACGACATAACAACTCTTAAAAATGAAGATGCGATCAAGAAATCAGTTATAAATCTGATCCGAACTCGCATTGGAGAGAGATTTTTCAACGATTTGCTCGGAACATCTGTTGGTGATACACTTTTTGAATTAAGTACATTTGATAATGATGTATTAAGGGAAGAAGTTATTTCATTATTAAAAAATTTTGAACCTAGAATCGACCTGACCAACGTTTTCGTTGAGGGTCAGGATGATACTAACAGTTTATTCATTCAAATTGAGTATGATATTACTGGATTACCACTTCCGACACAGAATATAGAGTTTATCTTACAACCTTCTAGGGTATAATGTCATTTAACCAGTTTACCAACCTCGATTTTAATGATATAAGAACTCAGATTAAGGATTATCTGAGGTCGAACAGTAATTTTACGGATTTTGACTTTGAAGGATCCAATTTTTCTGTTCTAATTGACACGTTAGCATATAATTCATACGTTACTGCCTATAATACTAATATGGCAGTGAACGAATCGTTCATTGATAG